AAGATAGGGTATGATAAAGGCAATAGGATGCTCTATGTTGAGTTTAAAAAGTCAGGTAAGGTATATCGTTACCATGATGTAGGAAATGCTGTATACGAAGAGTTATTACATCATAAGAGTAAGGGATTTTACTTTAACAACTTTATTAAGGAAAAATATTCGTTTATGAAATTATAAAAAGAAAGGAAAAAAATGAAAGAAATAGTTTGTATATATCATCGTATAGACCTCGATGGATTTATGAGTGCAGCGATAGTAAAACATTGGTTTAAAACAATGGTATCTTTAAAACCTGATGTTTATAAAAATTATGAAAGATCATATAGAATATCTGAAGAAGGAATAGGAACGGTAGAAAAAAATAGAAATGGATTTCAACAAAATTTTTTACATTTCATAGGATATAATTATGGTGATCCTATTCCTGATTTGTCAGAATATAAAAAAGTAATCATGTGTGATATTTCGTTTCCAAAAGAAATGATGGAGATGTTATTTGATAAACTTGAAAGTAATTTTATCTGGATAGATCATCATATATCTGCAATTAAAGCAATGTTTACAGAAGGTGAAAGGTCTATACATCCTTTAGGATTACAGGATACTAAGTTTGCAGCATGTGAATTAACATGGCAGTATTTCTTTCCAAATGAGCCAATGCCTGAGATAGTACGGTTACTTGGCAGATATGATTGTTTTGGTCACAAAGGGACGGATGAAGAACAGAAGGTATTGGAGTTTCAATATGGTGCAAGAGCATTTATATCTAATTATGAACAAGCATATGGATATTTAACTGGATCTACTGTGTTGTCTACAGTCGAATCAACAGTTGAATCTATTCATAGATATGGTAAAGGTATTTACAAGTTTTTATGTGAAGATGCTAAACAGAGTTATAAGAATGGATTTGAGATTAAATTAGAAGAACCTAATGTATTTACTCCAGAAGTAGGAAGTACAAATACGGTAATTAGAAAATTTATCTGCATTAACAAAGAGAGATTCAATCCAATTAATTTTGGTATCAAGTATCACGAAGATGGTTATGATGGTTGTGCATGTTTTCACATGGGACCTGATAAGATGTTTAACTTCTCGTTATACAATGATGATGGGAAAGTTGATGTATCTGCTATCGCTAAACAATTTGGAGGTGGAGGACATTTTTCTGCCGCAGGATTCCGTATAAATGATTTAAAACAAATTACTGGATAGAAAGTTATTTTTATTTGTTATTAATTAATTCTACACAATTATGGATATACTATTATTTCTTGTTATCTGGATTCTAATCGGGATATCAAAGCAATGCATTATGATGCAAAGTGATTCATCATTATCTGATGTAGATATTGATAAATTGTTAACAAAAGCATTTAAGGGACCTTTCAGTTAAACATTTCATAAGTATATAGGTTAGACAAATCTGTATTATAATAAGGAGTAGGAGAAATCTTATTCCTTATTTTTATTATTATTAATAATATCATGTTGACATGACAGAAATGTTAATAACTTGTATATATGATAGGTTACATATAAAAACAAAAACCAATAAATTTACGTATAATGAATAAACTAAACATGGAAGAGAAAGAAATGATATCTCTTGCTGAAAAGACATTATTAAAATCTGACAATTTTAATAATGAGAAAGTAAGGATATCTAAATATTTAGGAGAGAAAGTATCTGAGAGATACGAACATCTTAGATATTTCTTTAACTCAAAAGGAATCATAGGTGCTATGTATATAGCAGATAATGATAAAGTGGTACAGGTTATTGACATAGGCGTGTTCCAAATTGTTGAAACTGTATAAGTTTGCTTTAGCAAGAAAAAAGAGAGAAACATAGTTTCTCTTTTTTTTTTATCTTTGTGAATCGTTAATAGTAAATGTGTGTGTTATGATTTATCGAATTATACAAGGACGTATAGAACTAATGCCTGAAGTAATAAGCATAGTTCCTTCATTTTCGAAACTCTCAGAAGAAAAACTTAAATTTTTAATTATAGCATATGATTATACTGGTAGTCCATTTAAGATGAAGCCAGAGAATTATCGTATTGATATGGCTGAAAAATTAACTGGAGTAAAAAGGAATGATATTCCTGAATCTGTAAAAGAAGAATTCATATCATGCATTTATGATTTGAAAAGAGATAAGAAAGAATTATTTCAGAAAAAGTTAGCATCTATACAGTTGAGATTTGAAACAGAATCTAATGTAAGTCAGTTAAAGGAGTTATCACTTTTGATGGATTTTATAGAGAAGAGGATTACTGATTTAGATTCTGAGATATTACATGAAGAGGAGATGGATGTGGTATTAAAAGCAAATAGAAAGTTATCATTACTGGAGAAGCTTATAAGGAACCGGAAACTATATAATATTGATAAGAAGAATAAAGAAAAAATAAATGAAGAGTTATGAGTTTAATTCTTGACAAACAGTATATAGGTAGAGAATATAGTCTTATAATAAAAGAGAAGGGTTTTAATCCTTCTCCATTTGCAGGTAAGATACCATTTGAAGCGGATTCACTTACAAATCCTAAATGTGTTGGTACGCGAATATATAATGATTTTTGGGAAGAGGCAGTATATTATTGCATACATGGTTATGATACTGGAGGGTTACATATCCCTGGTAAGTATTTCGAATATTTGAATTTTGAGATGATAGATGGTGTAGGTATAGGAAAGATATATCCTGTATTTACTGACTTGCATTATCAGTTATTTTCTTTAGAAGATGAAATAAGAAGAGATGATACACTTGCAGGAGGAACGATACCTAAAGCACGTAGGGTAGGGTTATCTTTATTCTTTAAGCAGATATTCATGTATGGTGCAAGGTTTAAGGATATGTACAGAGGAGGTCTTGCAGGAGGACATGAAACATTTGTAAAAGGGTTTAGAAGTAAGTTGTATAGAACATTCAATGATACGGTACCAGAATTTCAATTAAGTGTATTAAAGAAAGATGATTTAGATTTTATATTAGGGTGGGAAGAGAAGACTGATGGAGGATATATAAAGAAAGAACATGCGACAATACTATTTAGGACGATGCAGGATGATGCGCATAAGTTCGAAGGTGAATACTTTGATGATATAGTATATGAAGAGGTAGGAGAGTTTAAAAGGGCTGAGGAGGCACATATAGCAAACTGGCCAACATTAAGAATGGGAGAATCGAATAAGGGTAAGTCATGGTTTATAGGAACCGGTGGTAATATGAATAAGGGTGGAAAGACATTTTCTACTATTTATCATAATAATAAATCATATCAGTTACTTAATATGTTTATCCCTGGTAAGAGATTTTATTTACCATATATTGTAACTAATCATCCTAAGTTTGACCAGAAGACTCCATTTCTTGATGAGATAATAAAGAAGCATTCACCGGAGCAGTTATTAGGTTGTGAAGATTTACAGGGAGCAGAGGAGTCATTAAGAAAGACAGAACAGATATTGTTAAAGAATCCTGATAGAACGAAGTATTTACAGCATAAGCAGAATTATCCGGAAACTGTAGAAGATGTGTTTATATCATCTGGTTCGAATAATTTTGATATAGAACTTATATTTTCTCGTAATTTCTTTTTGAATGGATTACCGGCTCCTATGTATCAGGAGAAGGTATTTGAATGGAAAAAGACAGATGAAGGAGATATAGCACAACCGGCAGTTGTAATAGTAAGAGATGCTAAGAAGTCTGATCCTTCGTGGAAGAGGATATTAGTTTACAAGGGTGCTGATCCTAAGTATTCAGGAACAGATGTAATGGGTGTTGACGGATATAATGAAGATAAGTCACTTACAACAAATTCATTGGGTGGATTTATAGTATTAAGGCAATATAAGTTATATAAAGAGGCGAATATAAGTGAACCTGGGATTGTTCCTATTTTGATGTATTATGATAGACCGCCAAGGAAAGAGATATTTTTTGAGATGGCATTACAGGTCGCGGTGCATTATGGATTAATAAAAAATACATTAGTATCTGCTGAAGCGGATTTGGTAATAAATTATTTCAAAGGATTTCCTGGAGGAAAGAAATATTTAGCAAAGAGACCAAGAGCATTTGATTCACCAGAATCAAAATTAATACATGAGTTTGGATTAAAGATGAATACTTATTCAAAGCCAAGAATGATATCATTAATGCAAACATGGGTAATGGATAATATCAATTATAATTGGTTTCCTAAGTTGTGTACTGACTTATCATCGTATGATACTAATGAGAATACGGATAATGACTGGGACCTTGCAGATGCTTTAGGAATAGCGTTATGTTTGATTGAGGATAGGAGGAAGAAGCATTTAGCAAATGCTAATTCAGATGTTCAGAATGAGGAACCGGAAGTTGAATGGGTAATGAATTCTCAGGGGTATTTGGAAGCAAGAGTTTATGGTGAGAAAAAAACTAAAAATTGTTTTGAAGATAATTTGTAGATAATATTTTGTATTTTTGAAAAATATTTAAGAATACTGTATGGAATTTCCTGATGTTTGGAATGGAGATCTTAAAAAAGATAATTATCAGATACCTAAAGATGCTATAGATTATGCTATTTCTATGCATAATAAATCTAGGAAAGACTATAATTATATAGCAGATAATTATAATGGTACAAACATTGGGAAGAGGTTTGAGTATCTTACAAAGACTTATGCTAAGGATTCAAGGACTAAGTATGTTGATTACAAGATAGGACGTACTAAAGTTTCATTACTTGCTGGAGAGTTTCTTACTGCTGATTTATCTGCTAGTGTGTCTACACAGAATAGGGAGTCTATGCGTAGGAAGTATGAGAATTACACTAATTTAAGGATATTAAGTGAGTTAAAGCCACAGATAGAAACTGTAAGGCAGATGGGAATGAATGTATTTCCTGGTGTTAATATTCCTGATAAGAATGATATAGATTACTGGAAGAATGCAAGTGTAAAGGAGAAGAATGAGATTATCATGCAGAAGCTTCTTAACTGGAGAATAAACAAGGATAAACTTAAGTTTAAATTACTTGATGGACTTGTAAACAATATTCTTTATTCAGAGATACATTCGGTAATAGAAGTAGGAGATGATGGAGTAGAAACAATATCAATTATACCGCCTGAAGATGCAATGTATCTTGAGATAGATGGTGATATTATGTTAACTAAGACTCCATATAAAGGAAGGCGTAAGGATATGTATTTTCATGATATAATGAGAGTATATGGTCCAAAAATGGATTCTGATACTAAGAAAACTGTAGAAGATTTCAGACATACTATTTCAAATGCTGATTCTAAGTATTACAATCAGAAGGATGGTTTTTTATCTGTAACGGTACATGATATTCAGATTAAGTGTCCAGAGGTAATATATTTTAAGAAATATACTACTAAGGCAGGATTAACGTCAACAAAGAAATTATCGAAGAAGTATGTTGATGAGAATAGGAAAGAGATTGAGAATCCTGAAAAGTTTGGTATAGAGAAATATTACAAGCAGTCTTTATTTTGGATTGCTAAGATAGGTAATGAAGTTTATGTTCCTATGGGATATGTAAACAATCAGATACAGACTAAGAAGAACAGGAAGAATTTTTATGTAGAGTATGATTATACTTCTGTATTACCAGGAACTGTTAATGGAGTTAGAGTGTCTATATATGAAATGATTATTGACTTATCTATTACTTATAATATTGTAAGGTTCATGATTAATCGTGAATTACAGAAGATAAAAGGTAAGGCATTGGGTTATGATAAGGCATTTATGGAGGGTAAGAATATAGGTGAGGTAATGCATAGATTAACTGAGGATGGTTTATTGGTAGTAAATTCAGCGAAGGAAGGATTAGAAGATTTCAATTATAATGTACTTGATAAGATATTTAAAGAGTATGATTTGGGTGTTTCTTCTTCGTTCCAGCAGCTTTTAATGGCAGCGAATAACATAGAGGGTACTATTGATAGAATAACCGGTATAAATCAAAACAGAGAAGGAATAACAAGGTCAACTGAAACTGCAACAGGTATTAATTCATCTATCAATGCTTCGCGTTCTATAACTAATCCTATGTCATATTCTACTAATATTTTTGTAGAAGAAACATTAAGGAAGCTATTAGAGAAGATTAAGATAAATAGGAATTTATTTGAATCAGATGAATTAGGATTGATATTATCAGATGATGAAGTTAATTTTATTATAGCAACATATGATGTTTCGAATGATGAGTATGGTGTAAAGGTTAATGATGGAAGGAAGGAAACTGAGATAAAGGCGATGATACAGCAGTTTTATGGACAGCAGGTAAATGCAGGTATGTTATCTGTAGATACTATTGCTAAGGCGGAGATACAGGATTCATATTCAGCATATATAAATGTATTACAAGCATCATGGGATAAGATACAGGAAGCACAGGCACAGGCACAACAAGCGGATGCTGAACAGGCACAGAAAGACAGAGAGTTCCAGATAGAATTGGGAAAAGAAAATAGAGAGGATATTCAGAAGCATGGTCTTGAACTTGAAGCGTTAAAAGGACAGATAAAGAAGGATATTGAAATATTAAAAGGACAGATATCCGGAGCGCAATTAGGTATGGAATTGGAAGTGCAAAAGGATATGCAAGAGAAGCAGTTAATGAACGAAGAACAACCAACAATTTAAAATAACAATAAAAGTGTGTGTTATGGAAAACAAAGAACAACAACAGCAACAAAATCAAGAGCAACAGCAGTC